TTTTGTAGTACTTCTAATACTGGCATTACTGCTTTATCGTGACCGTGGAATTTATCATCTGTAATTATATCACTTCTAATTGTAAAATAAGGTCTTAATGTTTTTGTAGGTAAATTAGTTGCTTCAATTCTCGCACTTATACTTTCTACTTCTACTGGTGCTAATAGTGGATATTTTGTTGTATGTCCTACAGCAGTAAATTGTGCTAGTGTTGGAAAAGGTAAGCAGGGTTTATGATTAGCCACACCTGTTAAAGGACCGAACCATTCGTCTTGAGAACTATTTTCTACGTCTTGATTGGTTGTAATTAAACTTATATCATTTAATTGACCTGATATAACTCTTTCATTAATAGAGCCTTTACTTTCACTTGTATTCAAATCATTATAACTAAATCCACATATTCCCCAAAATGATCTATCCCAGTTTTTTTCATTAATACCAAATTGGTCTAAAAAAATTCCTGAATGACTATCTATAATATTACCTTGTTTAAGATATGGATTATTATAAGCAAACATTTCCGCTGATACTGTTCCGGTTAATTGTAATGGAATAGCATCATAATAAGGTGTAATACTCGGACAAAAATTCCTCAAATCAAATACTTTATTTATTCTATAACAATCTTTACCTAAATTATCTGGAACTGGAACTGGACCTTCTTGTAATGTTCCAGTATCACCTTTACCTTGATTCGCCATTATTAATGTCGCATTATATTTTGCTGTTATTTTTTCTGGAGTATGTAATCCTGAAAAACTAAATCTATCGGTTGTTGTATCAAATGCAAACTCAGGAGCAGACGCACCTATAAATACATCTGTTATAAACTCTCCGACATATTCGGGATTTGCTTGGGCGTACTCATTTCCAGCAGATCCAGGAGGATCACCATCATTAAAAGCTGTTGCGGTTCTGCTATTATTATTATAAAATTTTTTATCTAAAGCAACTTCATATTCTAGTAATGGACTATTACCATTCGTTCCCATAATACCATTATATAATCCTGTAAATAAATTACCATAAGCAGTAGGGTGTGTATCATATCCAAATCTTCTAGTTTTTGTTGTTAATTCTATTCTTGTCGGTGTTGGATATGCACCTACAGTTTTACTTAATACATCTCCCCACCAATCAATAAAATAAGGTGTACTTATTTCTCTTTGTGTTGGAACAAGTCCGGGTTCATATATTCCATATTCATTTATTTGTGTATATATAGTTTGTTTTCTTAACATACTAGGTAATACTGAAGCAGCAGCATTATTAGCATAAGGTATTTGACAAACAAAACTAATACAATCATACACGCTATCTGTATATGTCTTTTGCCAAGGGGGGTCTATATTAGCATTACCACTAAAATCTACTTCTTTTAAAAATCTATTATTTTCATAACTTTTAATGACTTCCATATTATCATTTATAGTTCCAGTATAACCTGTATCTGGATATACTCTTTTACCTGTATAAGGACCTGAACTAGCAACCTTCGGAACAAATTGACAACTACTTGGATTTCTTATAGCAAATCCACCCCATAAATTTTTACCTACATCTTCTGCTAATGTTTCTGGAGTAGATCTATATGGAACATTTTTACCATTAGGATAAACTTTTCCATCAAACTCTTCTTGTGTCATATTTTCCCAATCTTGACTATCTGCTATATCTTTAAAATATTTAACAAAAAAAGGAAAACTAGAAAAATCTTTATCATTTGTATCTATTGTTCCATTAGCAGTCCCTTTATCAGTAAAACTACTTACTATATTATCATATCCAAAACTAGTGCTAACAAAATCAGCATCCGGCGCTGTTGCTTGAAAAGCGTCGCTTGTTGGACTAAAAAATGTAGGTACTGCTGTAGAACCGCTTAATGAAGGTAATCCCATTTCTTTCGGTGTTTCTTCATTTTGTTGACCTTGTAAATGAAATAATCTGTGTGTATCGGGTGTAATTAATTCACCATTATAATTATTTGAAATAAATTGTGAATTATTAGCATAATAAAATGAATCAGTAGATACAGTATTTAATCTCATTAATTCCGGTGTTCTTTCTTGTGCTTTAAAAAATTTAAATATTTTTTTTAAATTATCTAAAGTCCATTCCATACTTGTATTAATTACTGTATAGGGTGTAGGTAATACTTGTGTTCTATTCACATATCTAGTAATTGTTACTGGAGTATTAGAAGGTATTTGGACTCCTGTTGTGCCGTCAAATGTTACATTAAAAAACGCGCCACCAACAAAATCCGGTCTATTTACTATAGCAGTAACCTTACAAACAGCACCACCTTCAGTTGCTACTAATGGATGTGTAGGACATTCTATTGTTATATCGTATAATGTTAAATCATAATCACTAAATATAGGTTTTGTTGTTTCCATTAAAACATTAAATTCAGGAAATCCTTGACCTGCTATTGTTGATGTATTATAAGTAATTGCTTGGGGGGATGGACTACCATTATTTTCAGTCCATAAACCAAAAGGGTTTTCTTCTAAAAAGTTTGTAAATAATGGATTTAAATTATCTCTGTGCCAANNATCNTCAACTACACTTGGAATATTTGCTACATTAGGATATCTTATTGTATCTACATTTGGATAACTAGGTATATGAAATATAGGTAATTGATTTGTAAATGAACCTGTAGGAGTTTTTAAATAATATTTTAATGTATCTGTATATCCAGTCATACTGGGTGCAACTGTTTGTGGATTAGTTAAAGCAGTCATTTGAGGTAATATAGCATCTCTTAATTCTAAACCACTAATATATAATTCCGGTCGTTTAATACCTATATATTGAAATCCTGCCTCATACATCTTAACAAGATTACCTGAAGTCCCCGGAAATTGACTTGCTCCAGTAGTTCCATACCAATCATTTGCCGGTCCTAAATTTGTATCTCTATAAGCAGCACAATTAAATAATTTATTAGTTGCTGTTTGATTACTACTACCTCCATAAGGCATTACACAATTTTGTCCCCATAAGTTATTAACAAATTTAATACCATCATTTTTTATTTGAGTATTTTTTTGTAATTGATCTGTTATAACTGAACCTATTTCACTGGGACTATTAAATCCTAATGGAACATCTAATTGTAATAAATCTCTAATTTTAATTAATTTAACTGTATAACCATATAAATCACGATATTTATTAACTGCCGTATCAAATACAATACCATTTATAGTTTGTATATCACTTGGAATCCCAACATACCTAACTTTTGGACGACCGAATAACATACATCTTGAACCATCTTGGTGGGGTTGTATTGCTGGAACTGACCTAGTATTACCAGTTATACCTAACCGACAATAATCAGCATATAATAATTTAGTTCTATCTTGTGCTAAAGGTAATCCATTATCAGCAACATTTACTAATGTTTGTGTAGTATTTCCTCTAATAGTAGTCCACGCAGTAGCATCATTATCAGTTCCTAATGTATATCTTAAAGGTAATGTCTGTATATATTCACCATTTAAACTTGTATAATAACTTACGACAATATTTGCTTGATTATCTTTTACATTTTGAATAGTCTTTGGAGTTTCTGTAATAGTTACACCAGCAGAATCTCTTCTTTCAATATCCCCATCATAAAAAGGACCAGTTAAGATATCATTCGGTAAAGGTATAGGAATTGTATTCGTAATGTTAAATGTTTGTTCTTCTTGTATTACATCACCTTTAAATTCAATTGTAGAATCTTCAGCACCTAAATCACTAACAAAAGCAGAATGTACTGAAATTTTATCACCTAAATTTAATTTAACTCCACTTGATACTTCATTCGTCCATTCAGCATTAGATTGTGCTTCTCCGACTTGTTGTGAGTTCTGACGATTTGCCTCCAATATGATTGTATCAACATAACCGGACATATTATTAATATTATATATATATTAATAAGATAAAAAAAAAGTATAAAAAAATTTAATAAAGATTTATGCAATTCTTTTTTTAGCAATTTCATAATATTCATTTTCTAATTCTATACCTATATATTTACAATCTAATTGTTTACAAGCAACTCCAATACTTCCAGTTCCCATAAATGGATCTAATACTACTTTATCTTTATTTACTATATTTTGTAATATATGTTTATGTAAATCAACTGGTTTTTCTGCTGGATGTGTTTTTGTATTTGCTTTTACTGCTTTATATTTAAATATATCGCCAGTTCCACATTTTATACATTTCATATTCATTCGCTCACCACATAATATCATTTCGTGCTGGTGTCTAAATGTATATCCTAAACTACAACTTATTTTATCCCATATAAAACATCTCATTTTTTTTACATAAGGAAATAGATGAATATAAAATAATGGATAACTATCACTATTGCAATAAATCAATAATATTCCATCATCTTTTAAAACTCTATCTATTTTTTCTAAAAATCTTTTATAAAAACTTTCTAATATTCCCATTTCTGATAATGATTTTTTATATTTAGTTAATGTTGATGAATGTTGTGGTGGAATATAAGGTGGATCAGTATAAATAATATCAACACTATTATCTGCTAATTCATCTAATAAATCTAAACAATCACCATTTAATAATTTCATATATATATTAATAAGATAAAAAAAAAGTATAAAAAAATTTAATAAAGATTTATGCAAAAACCGGAGTTAATACACCATCATTTAGACTCGCCATCCTTACNACTTCAAGGTAAACCCTCCAAGTAAATGAATTAGCAGGAAGACCTCCCCAAGTATCATATAGTTCAATACCTCTGCTGTTGATTCGTTCATTACGATTTAGTCTATCTTCTACAAATTGTAATTTAGTATCTAAACTAGTGTTTAGTGCTCGTCCCTGAACATTTTCAGTAGTAATTAAATCTTGTTCTCCAGAATATTCATCCTTACTGACAAATGGATTAGAGCCGTGTGCTAATGCTAGATTACTAAATAGACGAGCGCGATTAGTAATATCAATAGGATATAGGTAGTTATCATTATATCTAATATTATGAGATAATACTCCCATATTCCTTGATGCTGTTGCTGCTGCTGCTCTATCAATTAGAGTTCCTTGCGCGTTGTATACATTAGTTAATGATTGTTCGGCTGTTCCCTTTGCTTTATCTTCTGATAACATATAAAATACTTTATTTACAATTCTACCAGCACCTCCTACATTTTGGATAACAATTTGAGAAGTGCCACCGGCGTTATCAACCGTCCTTTTATTTAGTCTATAATCAACATAAGTAAATGACATTTGAGAATTAGCATTTGCATAAGATTCCATCATTTCCTGAGGGTAATAAATATAATCAGCAATCATACTAACTTGTAATGAGTCTATATGGAAATCAGTAGTGTGGTCTGCTACAGTAATACCTCTTTTATGACTATCAGCATAATGTATTTCTAAATCAATATCTTCTTTAAACATATAAAGTGGTAATTGATTCATTTTAAGGAAGGGGAATAAATCGTTTAGAGCAATTTGGAATACTGGAGAAGTTTTAGTTCCATTTTTACTATCACCTGCACCAGCAGCACCGCTTTCCATTTGACAAACTCTTGGAATACTATTCTCAAATGCTGCTGCTCCACCACTTTCATCAACTTCAATACCAAAATCTAATGTATATTTCTGAGCATCAGTATCACTTTCATCATTATACGACCATTTACGACACATCATTCGTCCAGTAGTAAATGCTTCCCTTTGTTTATTATGTTGAGGATTAATAAAACTAGATTGATAAGAAGAAAAATGACCGAAATCACTAGTTTCACAAATAGTTTTATTACCTGCTTTTAAAACACATCTATCAATTATGGCGTGTACTCCAACATTTAAAGGAAACGAACAAACACCAGCAGTATGATTTTTTACATCTACAGCAAAAGTTAATTTTGAATTTGAATGAAGTATCCCTTTGTTTTGTAGGCGGAATCTTGTAAATCGCTGGTTAAAAACGACTGGTTCTAAAATATCGGTTTCTACATCCATTTGTGTATTAACCTGTGCTGGTCCTATTTTCATAAGGTCGGGAACCATACCTGCTTGTGGTGCGGGAGCGCTTGAAGATTGTTGACCTGAATTCATACTATCCATTATATATATATTAAATATATATAATAAAAAAAAATAAAATTTTAAAAATGACTATTTATCATAACTCAGTTGATTACTTGAATTCCTGATTGATTGAAAACAACGGTATTTTTATGATGTACAAACATATAAACTGCTTGGGGATTGTCCGTAATCAGATCCATATCCATATTTATTCCAAAATTAGTTGAACTAAAATCTACACCTTGATTAGAAATACTGTCAAAAGCAACACCGATTCCATAATTGATTCCACCATCAATTACCTTTTGGTCAGAAGTTACAATACTAGAACCAATAGAAGGTAAAACCATATTTTCTGGTTTCAGTAAATTCCTGCGATTTTTAGCAAATGAATGAATAGCATTCATATAGTTTCTAATGATTTGACCGTCTGGGTTTCTGCTTGTAGAATCTACTTGCTGAACTGTATCAACATTATATTCTAAAGGCATTCTTTCACCTCCACGAGTAAATACTAATGATTTAACATATGCTACTGCACCGGTATCACCTTGATTACGATTATAACCAGTAACCATACCATTAAAGTTTCTGTTGTTAATAGCAGCAGCATTAATGAAATTACAAAATACACTTAATACTTTGGATAAACCTAATGAAAAATTAATAATTGCATTCGCAGAATTAATAGTTGTATAATAACTACTAATAGAATTGTATTCAAAAGTATTTCCTTTTGCTCCACCACTTTGTAAACTGGATAATTCGTCTGGTGCTGGCGATTGAACTTCACAAGAAAGCGACATATTTTGATATTCATAAAAAGCAGTTGAAATAGCAGTTGTTCCACCATCATCAGAATATAATACATTACTATCCGGTGCTAAATGAACTTCAATTAGTAATCCACCAAGACCCCACTCAGAAGCAAGTGGAATATTTTTAGTTCCATTAAATAATCCACAAGGTAGACTTAGGGAAAAAGTGCTTGAACCAGTAGTAGATAAATTTACAGCATTATCAACAACCGCTTTTTTAACTGCTACACTATTTAGTACTTGTAAATCATCTTGATTTTTATGGGATAGACCATCACCTAAATCACTTGTGACTCCAAGGTAAGAAGCCATAAAACGATTGTAATTACGAATATGTTCTATAGTTTGATTTGTTCGTTGCGATTTAATGACTAGTTGGTCTATAGTAGAATATAAACTAGTTCTTCCATCCATATTCAGTGCAGCATTAGCAGAACCTAAAGCACCAGCATCATTTAGAATACTGAAATTACCTACAAGTCTAAGGGATTGACCTAGTAGAAATCTTTGCTGTTCTCCAATTATAAATTGAACGACCGGTTGTCCGTTGCGAAATGATAGTTTTCCATCAGAAGTAATATTAGAAGGCACAATCTCTAAATACTGATTACTCATATTAATTATATAATTATATAATATATAAAAAATTTAAAAAAAAAATTAAAAAAATAAATGGTTATATGAATTTATATTTTTTATTCCATTTATACTTGAAGACTAATTCCGTCGCCACGAAATTCTATACGCCTTAGATGCGAGACGAAATTGTTCCATAATTTATTTTTAGTAGGAGCAGTGCTTTCGTTGTATTCTAATTGTAAATTAAAATCTCTTCCAACAGCATCATAAACTCCATTATGTAGCGATAAAGCACGACCGATTACAAAATTAGTATTAAACTCCCTAAATGAAAATGGAGTGATATTAGACATACTTAATGCTTTTTCTAGTTCAATAAGCGGTTGTTGTGAAATACTTACTTGAGAACTAGTTTTGGATGTATCTACTCGCCGACTCGGATTTAGTTTTCCATCATAAAAGAATTGATAATTTGTTAGATAATCTACAATTCCATTCATACCAGATTTATCACTACATTCAAATTTATCAGGGGTGCTGACCGCCGTTGCTTCTTCAAATGTAATATAAGTTTTACCAGCGGAAGGAAGACCACCAGATATCGCCGTATAAGGTTGATAAACCGTAGCATCCGTCGGAACAGATAAAATAGCTTTTGCCCTAGACATATTAAGAGGAAGTCTAATATTTGCAACCCTATCACTTTGTAATTGAGAATATTTGTAATTAGTAAATGATAAGAAGTCATAATTCATACTTCCACCTTCTTTCATCATACTCATCATTTTAGATTTATAACCTTGGGGCATTTCTAGTTGCTGTAAAACTAATTCTACATTAGATATAGTATAATCAAAAGCAGTATAATCTGTTCCGACACTAGTGCTGAAAACAATAAAATTGTTTGAAGTTACATCAGCAGCAGTAGCAAGTAATTTACCACCAGTTCCTTTCATTACTAATTTAACAAATCCACCATCTATTACAATTTCATCTATTACAAAAGTATCAGCGGGTTCTACATCAACAACAGTAGCATCTAATTCTGCTGCTGCCGTATTAACTTTAGCAAATCCAATTTTTTCACCTACACAGAAAGGACAGTGTTCTACTTTAGTCATTTGTGTATTAGCTTTTGCTAAAAATATAGTAGTAGCAGCAACAGAAGTTCCACCACCAGTTCCAGCACCACCAACAATAGGAGCACCAGCAGCATCAATACCGTGGAATACTGGTTTAGAAAGTGCTTTAGTATTTAGTCGTGCTGTATCTAATTGACGATATACACGATTACCAGATTCTAATTGAATATCTAATACTAATCCTTCTGTTAATAGTGTAGGTAATACTTTATTAGATGAAAATAGACCAGTATTAAGGGGTAGTTGAACTTTAACGGTTTTGAAATTAGTATTGTTAAAAACAGTTCCAGCAGCATTAGAAGAAACATTTTCAAAATAAAGATTTTTTGCTGGGTCATTTTTATGGGATTCTGTTGTTCCCCTTTGACTTCTAGTAGCAACTGCGTGACAACTTGAACCTTCGGTTAATGCTCGTTTAGCACGAATAACATCATTAGTTTCATAAGTATATTTAACATTAGTTAAAACATTATAATCTTGATATTCTTCTAATAGAATTTTACCAGCACCTCCAGAATAAATTCTAACATCTTTCAGTAAAATTTGTGCTCCAAGAGTTTCATCTAATTGTAGATATGTTTCGTGTGTAGCACCTGTCGGAAGTTTAAGTTTTACATCAAACTGTAGATATGATTCTTTTGGTTGTATAAATTCAACTGTAGATGGAACTTCAACAACTACTCGCTGACCGCCTTTATATTCTAAACCATTAGAACTTGGAATACTAACCGATTTTTGGGAAATAGGTATTTTATCTTCACTGGTCCAAAACGAATCTTGCTGTACCGAACTCATAATATATAATACTATAAAATATAAAAATTTAAAAATAAAAAAAATTTTAAAAAATCACCAGAGGTAATTTAAACTCCAATATGCTGGACTTGTTTTATCTTTATATGCAAAACTTCCATCTTTTCTTTTAATACCCATCATTCTTGCTCTAAATGATTTTCTTTGTTCTTTACTTGCTTTACCACTTCTCCAGTCATCCATCCCTGCTGCTCCAAAATGAACTGTTTTATAACCTTTTTTATTATCTGCTTTTACATATACACTAAATTTTTTACCTTTTGGTGTTGATTTACCTTTGAATGGCTGGTTAAGAATTGGTTTACCTTTTTTATCTAACGGCATTATATATATATATAAATATAATAAATAAATTTATCATAAATTTAAAATGAACTACTCCCTCCAATTAATTTATGACTATCTGTTTGTGCTGATGCTAAAAATCCAGTTCCAGCTAAACTCGGTGGAACTTTAGTTGCTTGAATATTTTTTTGATAATTACCTTTATCTGTTGCTTGTGATGCTTTTTGGTCTTTTACAGATTGAACTGTACCATCTATAGCACCAGCGACCGATACTGCTGCTGCTACTGGTTCTAAAAATGGTAGAGCAATAGAAGCAATATCTAATACAGTTCCTCCAACAGTTAAAGCATTAGATACTTTATCACCAGTAGAAGCATCTTTCTTACCAGCACTAAAAAATCCAGCACCACTTCCCAAACCTTCAAAATCTTTAATAATATCAATACCTCCACCAATATTTCCTAATGCTTTAGTTACTCCTACATTTGCTAATGACCCTTCTGCTGCTCCAGTTAATCCTTTGACTATACCACCTTTAAAAGTTCCACCTGCTTTTTCAGCATCTTCGCTTATTGTTCCAGCATCTTTAACACCTGCTTCTGCTGCTGGTGCTAATGTTCCTTCTGCTGGTGGTGTTGATACTTCTGCTGGATCCCCTTCTGTGGGTGCTTCTGGTGCTTCTGCTGCTTCTGCTGGTGCTGGTGCTGGTGCTGCTGGTGCTTCTGGTGCTTCTGGTGCTTCTGGTGCTTCTGGTGCTGGTCCTTCTGCTGGTGCTGTTGCTGGTTCTGGGTCGCCTTCAGTTCCAGTAAAATTAGAAGTAATAGATTTAACAACACCAACCGCTTTATCTTTAACTGCTTGTGCTGCACCTTTTACTGAACCAATAGGGTCACCAACCGCTTGTTTTATAGAACTTCCAGCATCACTAATATCTTTTTGTGCTAAACCAGTATAAGATAAACCTAATTCTTTTGCTCGTGTACCTTGTCTATAATAAGATGCTACTGCTCCGTGAGTTCCTAATACATCAGTAACACCGTGGAACCAATCTTCACCTTGACCTATTTCTTTTTCTTGTTTCTTTTTACTCTGCCAACTTTCAAAATTCTGTTTATTTTCTGCTCTTATATTATCATTAGCATCTGACGCTGCTTCTAACAATTGATTACCTTGTTCCATACTACTCATTATGATATATATATAATATAAATATATAAATTTTAAAAATATTATTTTTTAATATTTTCTGTTTCATCTGTTTCTATATCAACTTTTACTTCTTCTTCATTTTTATGACCTCCAACTAATACAACCTTATCAAAATTACTATACATTAAAGGTGGATTACTTTGTAAATCCATATAACAAAAATTATATTTTTCTGGAGTTGCTAATCTATAATATTTTAACCAATTATCAGCACCACCAAATAAATCGCCATATTCTTCTGCTACTGCTAATAGTTCTTTTTGATTAGGAAATGGAGAACCGATAATTACATCAGTAGCATTTGCTCTAACGACTGGACTTACACTACCTTTAAATTTCTGACTACTTATAACTAATAATTTAATATTAAAATGACGATATCTACTACATAAATGATTTACTTTACTTTCCCTTTTAATTGAACCTAAACAATCATCCAATATTAATGCAGTTTCCGGTTGGTCTTTTTTTTCAAACCCTTTTTGTCTATTAATTAAACCATCAATAATACTATCATCATAATAATCATATACATTAAAAGCTTGATTTAAAAATCTACTTGTAACATCATTTTTAATTGTATTACTAATTATCTGAACATCATCAAAAAAATCTTGTCCGAAGAAATTATCATTTAATAATAAATTACTTATGATTGTACTCTTTCCAGTTTTAACTGGCGATATCATTAACATTAATGCACCACCACCCGGACATCCACAACCTACATCTGGAAGATGAGGATGATGATACTTTGCTTTTACTCCTTCTGGTTCCACAACTGGTAATACTTTTGGAACAATCTTAGGATTTAACTTTTTATCCATTATATATTATATATGATATATTATTTTTATAAGTTTAAAACTCAAAAATAAAATATATGTATATCTTATTATGGGGATATTTGATGAATTATTTTCCGAATATGAATTATCTGACGAAGACGATGATTATGACCCTTATGATACAACTGGAAAATACGGACAATATGGAACTTGTAAACGCGGTGTAAATTTTAGTTCTACAAATTGGTGTTGTATGGAATGTGAAAGGGATAGAATGCGTAGAAGAAAACAATACAACCAAATGAAAGAAGAATGGTTAAATAATCCAAGTTTTAATTTAAATTTTAATTATGATATAAATAAAAAAAGATTTTTTGATAATGATAATTGTTTTAATGATTTCAAATATACAGTTGTAAATGAAGACCCTATATTACAAATAGATAATGATTGGAAAATATTAGGGTTGATACCCCCAAAAACAAAAGAAGAATTAAAAAAAAAATACAGAAGATTATGTTTACAACACCACCCAGATAAAGGTGGTAATTCAAAAGATTTTATTAAAATTACAGATTCATACAATACACTTTGTTCGGTTTGTTAATTATTTTGTAATCCAATTATAGATTATATCACGATTTTTCTTAATAGGAAACCAATAAGATAAACCAGTAACAATTCTACCCATTACTAATATTGAGAATGGGTCATCAATCCGAGCGACTTCCCCTTCATCATCTAAAAATTGAAGTGTCATACCATAAAATTTACGACCATTAATTTTACATTCATTTTCACAATTATTATGTTCTAATATTTTTAGTTTTTTATTTTTGTAAGATTTTTTCCAAGACTTTACATCTACTTTCATAAACATTTTTTTGTCTTGATTTAGTAAATGACAATCGTCTTGTTTGTTATAATTCCAATACATACACAGTAAATCTGGTTTATTCATTACTTTTTTGTGTTCTTTTGTTTCAAAATGACTTGTTGTAAGAATCGGCATAATTTATATGATAAGTTGTTTTTCTTGTTTATATGATATTTATTTTAAAATGTAATCAAATTAAATCAATAATTTATATAGAATTAATAGTATTTAATATATTATGTTTTCAAATTAAATGGTTAAGGTATTCATTTTTGATATATGATATATTCTTTTGCATAATAAGTGTATTTAGATTTTTCATATTTGTTGAATTGTAATAGTGGTCCTTTGATTGAATGAAGTGGATGATATCTATATCGGTTATTGATATTGCGAACATCCAAATTGTTTTTATCGGGGTCTCTCATAAATTTATATCCATTAATACAATATACATATTTATTGTTATTGATTAGTTCATTCAAATATTTTATGACATCTTCATCTTGATGATGTTGTAAAACATCTTTTACGATAACCAAATCAAATCCCTTTGGTGTTTCTTCAGTTTTGATAAATTTAATATTATCATCTTCATATTGTTTATTTTCTGTAATAACTTTTTGTACTGTATCAATACCAGTATATTTAATGTTCTTGAAATCAAGATGTTGCATTATATTAAAATCTCCACAACCATAATCAGCGACAGTAATTATGTTATTTGATTTAATGAAATCATTTATTTCTTGAATTAGTTTATATTGTCTTTTTGTATAATTACTCCCTGAACCAGATGAACCAGTTGTCCAGATATTCTTTTTGTAAATATCATCAAAAGAGTTTATCATATTTTTATTGTTCATTATTTCTTCGGTTTTTTGAGTAAGTTGAATAATATGCGTTCAAATTAATGCTTTATATAGAATTTCAACAAAATAAAATAGAATAATAAAAGATAAAAAATTTTATCATAAGAATCAGCGATAAAAAAAAGAAAAGACAAAAAAACAA